AAGCGCTTTGCCAAGACCATTGATCCCAAGTTCTTGTCAGATGGTGAGGACGATCCAGCATTGCAGGCAGCCCAGCAACAGATTCAGGCGATGGGCGCTGAGATGGAGCAGATGTACCAGATGATCCAGAATGTCGGCAAGTCAATCGAAATGCAAGACTTGGAGCGCAAGGACTTTGAGGCTCAGATCAAAGCATACGATGCCGAAACCAAGCGCATTGCCGCTGTGCAGGCCGGTATGACTGAAGAACAAATCCAAGACATTGCCATGGGTGTTGTCGCTGCGGCCATGGAGTCGCAAAGCATGATGAACCAGATGCCTGAGATGCGCGAGGAACCCATGCCCATGGAGATGATGCCTCCTGAGATGCCCCCAGAACAACAGATGCCTCCACAAGGAATGCCACAATGAAAGCAAATGAATTTTTAGGCTTGCTGTTCTTGGCGCGGGATGTTGCACATTCCGTACACCTGAACACACGCAGTTTTAGCAAGCACGAAGCGCTCAACATCTTCTACAACCGCATTATTGGTGCGGCTGATGATTTTGCTGAAACCTACCAAGGCCGATATGGTCTAATTGGCCCAATTACCTTGAATTCGGCCAAGAAGACGGCTAACATCACTGAATTCTTGCAGGACTCACTTGCTGAAATTGAAGCGGCTCGTTACGATGTGTGTGATAAATCTGATTCAACAATGCAACAATTGATAGATAATATCGTTGAGATATATCTCCGGACTTTGTACAAATTGAAATTCTTGGCGTAAGGATCATCATGGAACTTCTCAACCCAATGAGCAAAGCGGATTTCCCCGCTTACACCGCAACTGCTGGCGCAAGTGCAGGCAACACAACCGCATGGAACGCTGGCCCACAAGGTGTGCTAGTCTGGGCTGATGTGCCCTGCTATGTTGAAGTGGGTGTGGGGGCTGTTGCCACTAGCGCCAGCACACCAATCCCTGCATTTACACCTATCCCGTTTGTTCTGACACTCAGTTCAAACGGCTCCCCTTGGCGTGTCAGTGTGATACGAATTGGTAGCACAGACGGCACTGCGTACTGCAAACCGATCAATAAGCAATGAGCTTTGGTGTCGCCCTTCGCAATTCGGTGGCCATTGGCCTAGCGGGTATTGTCACGCTGTTTTCAGGCACACGCGACAGCGGTGCATCGGTTGGCAACCTTCTCACCGAATCTGGCGACAACCTCGTCCAAGAGGACGATGGACAAATTCTTTTGGAGTGACCTAAATGGCCGTATTCTTATCCCCAGTGGGCGGTGTAGCGGCCCAGTTTTTTACCAATACCGGCGCTGTTCTGACTGGCGGTAAGCTGTATACCTATGCAGCTGGTACAACAACTCCTTTGCCTAGTTATACAACTAACTTGGGGAATGTTGCTCGTACAAACCCAGTTGTTTTGGATGCGGCTGGCCGAGTGCCTGATGGCGGTGAAATATGGATTACATCGGCAATCTATAAGTTTGTTCTTAAAGACTCAAATGATGTATTGATTGCGACTTATGACAATATTTCTGGTGTAGGCGTTCCAATTAATAATCCAGATAACTTTACTGGCGATGGAACAACCGTTGCTTTTACTTTGTCAACTAGCGTGGCGAATGAGAACGTCATTTCTGTGTACATCAACGGCGTGTATCAGAATAAAAACACATTTTCTGTTTCAGGAACAACACTAACATTTTCTGAAGCGCCACCTCTCACATCTCTTATTGAGATTTTATACAACTGATAAGGAACTATCATGGCAGATAAGAAAATCTCCGCACTAACTAGCGCAACTACACCGCTTGCTGGCACAGAAGTATTGCCTATTGTTCAAAGTGGCGCTACGGTTAAAGTGGCAACCGATGATTTGACGGTTAAAAACATTCGGTCAAATGCAACAACTGGTATTTTGCAAGTTACTGGCCCTGGTACTGGTACAACTCGCGTTGCAACTGTACCTAATGCCAACTTTACTGTTGCGAGAACAGACGCTGCCCAATCATTTACTGGTGATCAAACTTTAAGCACAGGCAACTTGGTTATCGGCACATCAGGCAACGGCATTGACTTTTCTGCCACACCAAACACAGGCACAAGTGAATTGTTTGATGATTATGAAGAAGGCACTTTTACCGCTACTTTGACATCGGCAACACCGCCAACAACACCAATAACAGCAACGGCCTATTACACAAAAATTGGTGATCAAGTAACTGTTTATTGTTCATTCAGGGATGTAAGCAACGTAGGCGCTGCGGGTGCAATCAGTGTGACTGGTTTGCCTTTCACATCAAATGCTGCTGCTTACGCTGTTGGTTCTGTGTGGTGCGGTAGAACAACAATCACAAATGGATTGTCTTTAAACGTATCTCCGTCATCAACAACAATTACACTTCTTGATTTTATTGGTAACACTGTTTCGTGGGCCAGTACAGGTGCAAGCACATATGCTGGCTTTGAAATCACATACAAGGTTTAATTATGTCTTTGACTAAAGCATCCTATTCGATGATTAAAGGTGCAGTAGCCAATGTTTTAGACTTTGGAGCGACTGGTCTTGGCTTTCCAAACGATGACGCTGCGGCTATTCAAGCTGCTTTTAATGCAAGTCAAAGTGTGTTTTTTCCCGAAGGTGAGTACTACATTGGATCGGCTGTTTTGCCACAGGGTAATAGCTTAATTTTTGGCGCTGGCAGAGATTCTCACATCATCATTAAAGATGGCGATACTACTGGAATTGACTTGACCAACAAGGCTGGTGTCACCGTTCGTGATCTTAAACTGTCGTGCCGTGGTTCTGTGGGAACTCTTGGCGGTTTAAACGGTAAAGGTGCAATTTATCTTAGCAATTCCGCACAATGCACAATTGAAAATAATTTCATTTTTAATTGCTACAACATCGGAATTCGGCTTTACAACTCATCTAACAACAAAATCCGCAACAATTATTTTGGTGATTGGTACACAACTGCGACGGCAAACGAAGATGCTGGAAACATTTACGCATATGGAGCTTGCTCGTACAACGTAGTTGAAGGCAATTTCTGCCTTGGTGCAAATGCTGGCGTTGGTATTGCATTTAATGATTACTATTTAGTTGGTGCAACCATGATTGGTAACATCATCACAAACAATCGGGTGGACAACAAAAAAGGCTACGGCATCTTGTATTACACAACTGATGTTTCAGCCCCATCGGGATATGACTGCCTTGCTGTGATCTCTAATAATGTTGTGTCCAACATTCTTGGTGACTATGTTGGTGGTGCGTCTGGTGCTGGTATTTATTTACAAGGGGCTGGTGGTGCAGTTTGCACAGGAAACACTGTTTATCGTTGTTGCCTTAACACTAGCAATTTTGGCACTTTGGCTATGGCTTGCATTACGGCAAGCATTGCCGATGAAGTACAGACTGCATCTATCATTGTTTCAAATAACCAAATTCAGTCTTTGCGAGGCCCAGGCATTTGGGCGGCTTCTAGCCAAGAACATGGAATTCATGTTCAAGGTAATGTGATTCGATCTGAAGAACTGACAGGCTCTTTTAACAGCGGTATTCGCATGACCAAGTGCAGTTATTCCAACATTATTGGTAACAAGGTTTACCAGATGGGAAGTAACGCTGCAATCTATGTTGACTGCATCAATGCTTCTCAACAATCAATCAATGTTTCTAATAATCATGTTCATGCAACTAATGCAGCTAGTATTGGAATGTTGTTTTCAAGAACTACCAGCGGTGTTATGGACGATGTAGTAATTAACGGAAATATTATTAACTCCGTTTTTGACGGATTACAAGTTTCTTATGTAAATTACGGATCAATTGCAGACAATAAAGTATTTTGTGGAAATATTGCTTTTTTTCTTGCAAATGCTACATATACAAATGTAAGTGGAAATTCATTTAGATCAACTGAAAGTGTTGACTATGATGTAGTTCTTGCCGAAGGCACAGGATGTATTTTTGATAAATTAAATTTTATTACTGAAAAAATACAACACACTGGCACAGGCATTGTTGAACAATACACTTATTCTGGAGTACCCCCTATTGCTGGTGCATACACAATTGGAGATCGAGTTATTAATCGAGGCGCTGTAGTTGGTCAGCCTAAAGCATGGCGATGCACAACTGCTGGTGAGCCTGGTTTTTGGACATCTGAAGGCAACCTATAACCGTACTGGCGCGGCCCACCAGACTTAATGCTACGGTGGATGCCGTGGCTGGAAACAAGGAAATATTATGGCTCTCGAAAAAGTTATCTCTGTCGATCTGATTGAAGTTGTTGAAAACGGTTCAATCCAAGTTCGCACCAAGACCGCTATTAAAGAAGATGGCGTTGAAATCAGTAGCAAGTTCCACCGCCACGTTGTTGTGCCTGGTGCTGACTACAGTGCTGAAGATGCCAAAGTGCAAGCGATTGCCGCATCTATTCACACCCCTGAAGTGATTGCCGCTTATCAAGCTGCTCAAGTAGTTGCACAGCCAGAGTAATCTGGTGTAAGATTTAAACAACTGTATCGGCCCAGTAGACCGAGGAATCTTAGGATTCATAAAAAATGACTGAAGAAGTCCAAGCCCTAGCGGAAGTAGACTCCGCGCCAACCACGGATGTGACGGCCACACCTGAAGTTGCTGAAAGTACGCCGGAAGTCGCTGAAAACCAAGTTGATCAAGCCACAGAGGAAAAGAAGTACTCCCAGGCTGAAATTGATGCGATGATCGGCAAACGCCTCGCAAGAGAGCAACGTAAGTGGGAAAGAGAACAAGCAAATCGGTCTGCGGAATCGCAAATCGTGAAAGCTGCACCAACTGCGTCCGTTGACCAGTTTGAAAGCCCTGAAGCCTATGCGGAAGCAATGGCCTATCAGAAAGCTGAAGAACTATTGGCCAAACGTGAAGCAGCCAAGCAGCAATCAGCCGTTCTCGAAAGCTATCAAGAGCGTGAAGAAGCAGCGCGGGACAAGTATGATGACTTTGAACAAGTCGCCTACAACCCCAAGCTACCGATCACAAACGTGATGGCCGAAACGATCCAGTCTTCGGACATTGGGCCTGAGTTAGCGTACTACCTTGGCTCAAATCCAAAAGAAGCAGATCGCATCTCACGCATGACGCCACTCGGTCAGGCGAAAGAGATTGGGAAAATTGAGGCCAAATTGGCGTCAGCGCCCCCGATCAAAAAAACAACATCTGCGCCCGCGCCGATTTCTCCTGTCACTGCACGCTCCGCTGGAGCAGCAACTTTGGACACTACAGACCCTCGCTCTATCAAGAGCATGACGGCCTCGCAGTGGATTGAAGCTGAACGTGCAAGACAGATTAAAAAGCTACAAGCACAGAACCGCTAAAACTTTGACTTTTTTGAAAGGACTGAAATGTCTAATAGTATTCTGACGATTGACATGATCACCCGTAAGGCTCTCGAAATTCTTGAGAACAATCTGGTGCTTACCCGTAACGTGAACCGTCAATATGACGACTCTTTCGCTGTTGAAGGCGCAAAGATTGGTTCTACATTGCGTATCCGTTTACCTGACCGCGCTTTGGTAACTGACGGCGCCGCCCTGCAAGTTCAGGACGACAACGAGCAGTTCACCACTTTGACCGTTGCTAGCCAAAAGCACATTGGTGTTAACTTCACATCTGCTGAATTGACCATGCAATTGGATGACTTCGCAGAGCGTGTGTTGAAGCCTCGTATCAGCCAGTTGGCATCTTCTATTGATGCAGACGTGGCCAATGCGTACAAAACCATCGGTAACACCGTTGGTACACCTGGCACTACTCCTTCTACTTCTTTGGTCTTGCTCCAAGCCCAGCAGAAGCTGAACGAGAACGCAGCTGTGATGTCCCCACGTTACGCTACCGTGAACCCAGCAGCCAACGCTGGTTTGGTTGAAGGCATGAAAGGTCTGTTCAATCCTACAGACACTATCAGCAAGCAATTCAAGAACGGCATGATGGGCACTGGCGTGTTGGGCTTTGACGAGATCAACATGTCTCAGTCTATCAAGCAACACACAACTGGCTCTCGCGTTGCCACCGGCAACTCTGTGACCACCACTGTGACTTCTCAAGGTGCTTCTAGCATTGCTCTGACTATCGGCTCTAACTTGACAGTTAAAGCTGGTGACGTGTTCACTGTTGCTGATTGCTTTGCTGTGAACCCACAGACCCGTGAATCCACTGGTTCGTTGTTCCAGTTCGTTGCTTTGGCTGACGCCACTGCCAGCGGCACTGCAATTGTTGTGAACGTTGCTCCTATCTACACCGCCGCCAATGCTTTGGCTACCGTTGACAGCTTCCCTGTCTCTGGTAAGGCTGTTGTGTTCGTAGGCGCTGCTTCTAGCCAGTACGCACAGAACTTGGTCTACCACAAGGACGCCATCACCTTCGCAACTGCTGACTTGCTGTTGCCACAAGGTGTTGACATGGCTGCTCGCGCAGTCCACAACGGTATCTCTTTGCGTGTCGTGCGCCAGTACGACATCAACAATGACCGTATGCCTTGCCGTATTGACGTTTTGTACGGCTTCAACACGATCCGCCCACAAATGGGCTGCCGTATCTGGGGCTAATTGATTGGGGCTTCGGCCCCTATCTCTGTTATTAACATTGAAAGGAAATTATCATGGCATTACCTAATGGCGCAGGCGGTTACCAAGTTGGTGACGGCAATCTTGGCGAAATCAGTTTCTCCAACACCAGCACTCCAGTTGCTTTGACTGGCGCGGCTGTCACTATCACCGCAGCCGATTTGGCTTCCGGTGTGTGTACCATGGACTCAGGCGGCACAGACGCTGGAGCCTATGTGTTCCCCACAGGCGCACTGCTTGACGCTGCATTCCCTAGCCTTAAAGTTGGCTCGACATTTGACTGCGCTTTCATCAACCTTGGTGACAATGCAGCAAATGACGTGGTTTTTACTGCTGGTACGGGCAACACCCTTGTTGGTAACGACACGATCCAAGATTCGCTGACCAAAACCAGCAACACATCTGGCACGTTCCGTTTCCGCAAAACTGGTGACGCAGCGTACTCAATCTATCGCGTTGCCTAAACTTAAATGGGGGCTTCGGCCCTCATTTTTAAAGGAAAAATCATGACCTCTAACACCAAATCAATTGGCGTTGCTTTTGAAGACCAAGACATTATTGGGTCTAACTTTGTACTGTCTGGTGGTGAGTTGGGCTATACCGCAGAAGCAAGCGGCACAGTGACTCAATTGACAGACAAGTCCACAGCGGTCACGCTGAACAAGTCTGCTGGTCAGATCACACTGAACGGCGCCTCTTTGGCAAACATCACAAACGTTTCATTCACTTTGAACAACAGCACAATCAGCGAAAAAGACGTTATTATTTTAAGCGTGTCTTCTGGCGCTACCGCTGGTGCTTACAACTGCTGGATTTCTAGCAAAACCACAGGAAGTTGCGTAATCACAATTCGCAACCTTTCGGGCGGTTCGCTGTCTGAAGCTTTTGTAATCAACTTTGCAGTTATCCACGTTCTGTAAACCAAATGGGGGCTAATCACCCCCATTCTTAAATTATGAACATTACATTGACACACCCCATCCACGGCGCAAAGATTGCAACAATGGAGTCTGAGGTTGAAATGGATGAAAGAAATGGCTGGACTCGTTATAATCCAGACACGCCTTCTGAAACTGAAGAAGCGGCTCCTGTGAACGTGCTGGAAGTTAAACGCCGTAGAAAAACCACTGCTGAGGTTTAAAAATGACAACGTACACCGCTGGCCAACAAATCGAACGGGCGCTTAGACTTCTCGGTGTGCTTGCTGAAGGTGAGACGCCCTCTGCGGCTACGTCACAAGACGCCTTGATGGCGTTCAATCAAATGATTGATTCGTGGAACACAGAGCGTTTAGCCGTGTTTTGCACACAAGATCAAGTCTTTACATGGCCAGCAGGCTTAATTAGCCGCACCCTTGGCCCAACTGGTGACTTTATTGGCCTTCGCCCCATTTTGCTTGACGATGCTACGTACTTTAAAGCAAACAACGGCGTGTCTTACGGCATCAAAATGATTAACCAACAGCAGTACAACGGTATTGCTGTTAAGACCGTGACTTCTACTTACCCACAAGTTATGTGGGTCAACATGACGTTCCCTGATATTGAGATATATCTCTATCCAAGGCCAACGCAAGACTTGGAATTTCACTTTGTATCGGTTGAAGAACTAAATCGCCCCGCCACGCTGTCCACGATTCTGTACTACCCGCCAGGCTATCTGCGTGCGTTTACATACAACTTGGCGATGGAGTTTGCCCCTGAGTTTGGCGTTGAGCCAAGCCCACAAGTGCAGCGCATTGCGATGACTTCTAAGCGTGACTTGAAGCGCATCAACAACCCTGATGATGTGATGGCGCTGCCTTACGCATTGGTGGCCAACCGCCAGCGTTTCAACATCTATGCCGGTAACTATTAATGAAGACGCCGATTCTTGGCTCTACTTATGTAGCGCGTTCTGTCAATGCGGCAGACGCTCGGATGGTCAATCTTTTCCCAGAGATTGTCCCAGAAGCCGGTAAAGAGCCTGCGTTCTTAAACCGCGCCCCTGGTCTAAAGTTACTCAACACCATTGGCAACGGCCCTGTCCGTGGCCTGTGGGCGTTCTCGTCAAACGATGGCACAGGCTTCGTGGTGTCGGGCACCCAGTTGTTCAAGATCGACAACGCCTACGCTGCCACGTTGATCGGCAACGTCAGCGGCACTGGCCCTGTCAGCATGTCGGACAACGGCACCCAGTTGTTCATCGCCTGCAACGGCCCCAGCTTCATCTACAACGCCACCACAAACGCATTTGGCCCAATCACTGACCCAGACTTTCCCGGCGCGGTGACCGTGGCCTATTT